GATCCACTGATTTCCGCGCAGAATATCGCCTACTCGATGACTTGTTATCTTGTATGCGATATCCCTACGACTGGTTATACAGTGGCAGAAGCGAAGCAGATCGTTGATGGACTAACACTCTATCTCACTGCAACCTCTGGTGCCCGTGTCACCCAGCTTTTGGGTGGCGAGAACTAGGATTGGCTCGAGATATTCGAGTTAGGCCGTGAAGACGGCTTTCGGTGTAACACATGGCTATGGATGTAGTACCTACCATATTAATGGAAGGATTACATGAAAAGCCTTATGTTACTCTTGCAGGAGGTCCTCAATGAATTGGGGACCTGGTGTCGCACAAGCACCGCTGCTGATTTTAAGAAAATCAGCAGTCGTGTCGAATATGAGGGGTTATCGTTTTTAACGATAACTCTCCCCGCGTTTGCATCAGACTTCGAAAAAAGCCTGGACATTCAGCGGGTGGCTCCCGACGCCTTTCTTGGTTTCAAGAGAAAGGGCGGTCTCCCCCTATTATTAGGAGGTTTCCTGGAGCTTGTATTCGACCGTGGAACGGGTCTATTGCTCGAGACTCCGTCTATAGATGCTATCTTTAGCATACGGCAAACCTGTCGTATGTTTCAGAAACTTTCGCTTCCTTGCAGCGATGCAAGAAATCGGAAGGCTATAGATGGATATCTCGAGAGTGAGAAGCGCATTCGTAGGAATGATGCCGTTTTGACAGATTCAGAGAAAATCGAATTTGTTCAAATGACATCCCTGCTTTGGCACGACATACTTAAAACCGTCGATCGTAAGATCGAAGGGGTTCACTCAGATGATCTGAGGGACCAGTATCCGATGCCGAAGCACGGGCCCGGAACCACTGCTGATGGGCTTCTTGGAAACAAGAAGTTCAATCAGTTAGAGTGGCCTGAGCGTTTGGAATATATCTTCCCTATGGGGGAGTATCTTATTCCGAACTGGAGGTACCGAGAGGTCCTCGACCGTGTGAATGTGCTCGAACCTGGACAAGAAAGACCTGTTGAGGTCCTTCTTGTTCCTAAAACGCTAAAAACGCCACGTATTATTGCCAGAGAGCCCACGTGTATGATGTATACACAACAAGCCCTGATGGCAGTTCTTACGGACGAGATTTCTCATCATGACACAATGAGTAATTTCGTTGGATTCGATGACCAAGAACCAAACCAGGTTCTTGCGAGAAAGGGTTCCAGTGATGGATCCCTTGCTACACTAGATCTTAGTGAAGCATCCGATAGCGTTTCTAATCAGCTCGTACGACTAATGATGACTCGGTATCCCCACTTAGCAGAGGGGACCGATGCCACTCGTAGTCGGAAGGCTGATGTGCCTGGACATGGCGTTAAACGTCTGTCCAAGTTCGCGTCTATGGGTTCAGCCCTATGTTTTCCGATGGAAGCTATGGTCTTTGCGACCTTAGTCTTCTTAGGGATTCAAGATGGGCTCAATAGACTCCTGACTCACAAAGACTTAATGTCTTTGAGAGGCCAGGTGCGGATCTACGGTGACGATCTAATCGTCCCTGTAGATTTCGTGCGTCCCGTTGTTAGCAGACTGGAAACTTTTGGGTTTCTAGTGAATGCTAGCAAGTCTTTCTGGACCGGAAGGTTCAGAGAGTCTTGCGGCAAGGAGTATTTTGGCGCTGGCGATGTTTCTATCGTCAGAGTTCGCCAATTTCTCCCTGTCCAACGGGGGTGCGTTCCGGAGATTACGTCGACTGTTTCACTACGCAATCAGTTATATATGATTGGTATGTGGCAGTCGGCTAGGTGGTTGGACAAATGGTTCGCGGATCGAAAGATCCCCTTCCCTGCTGTCCTTCCGACCTCTCCGGTGTTAGGCAGAGTGAGTAGTCTAGGGTATGATACCGAAACTATTCATCCAGGACTTCATATCCCTCTTGTCAAGGGGTATGTCGATTCCTCAAGAGTTCCCAAGTCAAAACTTGGTGACTCTGGTGCCTTGCTCAAGTGTCTCTTGAACGAAGGAGATCCCTTCTTCGACAGGAAGCACTTAGAACGCACTGGGCGTCCTAAATCCGCCGACATCAAGATTAGGATGGCATCAGCGATTTAAATTTCGCTGGTGGGTGTGCCCTTGAAAGCACACCGTGAGGAGAGTTCTAGTCTCCTTTGGAGAGTTTTCGTAGAGTTGTGTTTTCTCTTACTTCCCCCCAAGGGAGGAAATATCAAC